GCATCGACGCCTATAAAGCCATCAGGATGACGCTGCACGGGCAATCCGTGCTCGCCCCAGTATGACCGAAAACCCCTGGGGTTGAGCAGATACCACGAAGGTCGTCTGAAATCCACGAATGTCGTCGACGGCGATGGTCGGGCCGGCGGTGGTCAAGGTGCTACGGACGCGGGTGTTGCCTCCGAAATACGCCGCAAACAACGCATTGCGGGCGAGTTCGTCGAGGCTGCGCGCTGCCTGTTCGCCGTTGGTAGCTGCGTTCAGCAGAAACTGGCTGGCGATGCCGACGCGCGACGTTACCATGTTGAGGTCTGTGGTCGCGGCATAGTGATTGATACTGATCGTGTACTGTTCAACACCGAATGTCTGCGGCGTCAGGCCGTTGTCGAGATTGGTGTTGGTTGCCGGCGAAATCGGCGTGGTAACGCTCGGCTTGAGCCCCGCGCGCGTCTTGGTGAGCGTCTCGCCGATACCCACGGCGAACTCCTCGCGATCGGCCACGGCCCGGTAGCCAAGGCGGCTGTGCAGCGCCTCTTCGAATTCGCGTTCCAGGAAGCCCTGCTGGATGATCGGCTGCAACGCGGCGGGAAAGTTCTGGATGCCCATGCTCTACTCTCGATTGTGTTTGACCCTTGGCGTTCACCGCCGCGGATGCCGGTTGTGTTATCGTGCGTGCTACTGCCGCCGGCGCAGCAGCTCGGCTCGCGCCGCGCGCCACTCCTTTGCGGTCATTTCCGTTGCCTTGCGGGCTTTCGGAACTTCTGCCGGCGGCGGTGTCGCCGGGCTCGAAGCGTTGCGTGGTCCGAACAGCCAAGGTTTCGCCTTGCGAGCGGCTTCGATCGCCTGCGCCGCGCCTCGTACTTCGCCACTGGCGTCGACCGTCACCTCCTTGCTGTCCACGAGTTTCAGGCCGTCGAGATCGACCATTCCGGCAGCGATCGCGTATGCCTTGAGCTCTCCGTGGATGAGACGCTCGTTGGTCCTGTTTTCGAGTTCCTGCAGTTGCCTGTGCAGCTCGGCCTGGTCAACATCTCCGTCGGCAAGCGAGCTTTCTTTCGGGTTCGGATCTTCCGTCATTCGGCTCCCTCAGCTTCTATGCGTGCGATTTCTGCCGGGACATCCTCGATGTCGTACACGTCGGCGATCGATTTCAGCGCCGTCTCGCGCGATATAGTGCCGCAGGCGGCGAGCGTACGCAGTGTCTGGGCATCGCGCAGGCGGTCGTCCGCCGTCGGCGCGTACCAGCGTGGCCACTTGAGGCCGACGCGGGCTGAGACATCGAGAGGTGGAATGCGTTCTTCGTAGGCGCGCAAGGCGTAGCGGTTGGAGGCGCGGATCACCATGCGGGCGAGTTCGAGCAGCGCCGAGCCGTAACTCACGCGCAGATTGTCCGCGAGCCACAACAGACCCTGGTTCATCAGCTCGAGCGCCCGGCCGCTCTGGGCGGCAGAGAGTCTGTCCGCCGAGGCCCGGTTGCCGTGTACTCCCTCGAGCGCGAACTCGCGCAGGGCGCGCACATACTCGATTACGGCGGCCGAGGCGGTGCCATTGATTTCGAGCAGTTTGGCGTCCCCTTTTTCGGAGACAACCAGCGCGTTGCCGCCGCCACGAATCAGCTCGCCGTCGGTTGCGGCCGGCTCGCGAATAAGAAGCGTGGGATCGGAGCTGTATTTCAGGCCCCGGCCGGCCTGGCTTAATTGATAGTCGATTTCGATGTTGGTCTCGATCGCCGACCGAAAGGTGCAGCTGCCGTCGATGGCGTCACCACCGGGCAGATTGCGGATCCAGACCAGCGGCACGAACCCGAGGCCGTGGCGGACGGAACGTTGCGAATCGACCTCTTGCGGATCTGGAGTGCCGACCGGCCATGGCTTGTACCAAAGCTCGGACTCGGTATTCCACCGGCGCATGAACCAGTAGGAGGCGGCCGGATCGGTCAGTGCGTACCCCTGGCTGGCGAGCACCGCGCCGGGAACTTTGTACGCTTCGGTGACACCGGTAAGCGTGTCGGGTGCCTCCGGATCCCACACCGGCGTGAGGTAGGCGGCATCGAGCACACGGAAGAACACTCGACCACGCAGCACGCGAAGCTGGATGGCGACCGAGCCGACGGAGCCACGGAGCGCCGCGTCCAGCATCACCCGGTTTAAGCCGGTTTCGCGGGCGACGTCGGCGAGCGCCGCGCGGACCACGGCATTCTCGCTGTCGAGAGTCGGGAAATGGCCTTCGCCAAACACCAGTGAAGTACTGTCATCGACGACGATCCGCGCCAGCGGATAGCGGACCGAGGGCTTGCGCGAACGCAGCGGGATGTACTCCCCGGCCGCGGTGCGTTCCTCGTGAAACTCGTAGGGAAGCGCGTCATAAAGCCGGCCACGGAGGACCATACCGAGGATTTCGAGACGCCTCGTGCGTTCCGGATAGTCCGTGTCGCGCGGTATGAGATCGCAGATCGCTTCGAACATTTTCTTCACTCAGCGTTGCATGATCGGCAGGTGCCGGCGGTGCAGCGGCGACCTGGCAGTGGTCAGCATTGCGAACGCGCGAGCAAGTGCATCGACCTGGTCGTCCTTGCGCCCGTGCGGGAAATCCCGCAACTCGTCGAGCAATGCCTGATTCCAGCTGCCGCGAAGCAGGGCGAGGTTTCCCGCTTCCGCCTGCGCGGCCACGGGAAGGGCGCGGGTCACCTTGGATCCTGTTTCCGGCGAGGCCGCCACCCGATAGCCGGCGAGTTTTCCGACGAGCCACGCCACTTGGTGCTTGCCGGCCTGACCGGGATCCTGCGGCAGACCGATCAGCACTCCCCTGCCGTCGAGCGACGCCGTGGCGGCAATGGTCTCCGCTACCTCGTGCGGGCCGCCACGCATGCGCACGACATCGAGGATGACGAAGCGGCCGTCTTGGCTGCGGCCAAGTTTGACGCCGACTGTCCAATCCGGATCCTCACCGTCGGCGGCCGCAGTCGCCGCCAGATCCCAGGCGCGCACGCTCGGCATGTCCGATACCTTTTCGACGACGCTGATGCGCATCGTTGGAAAGAGCGATCCCTCATCGAGGCGTGGCGACTGTTGGAACTGCGCGGACCAGACCCGGCTGCCGACGGCCGCGCGTTTGCGTTCGAGGGCGCTGCGGTCCTCCCACTCGGGCCACAGAGGCTCGCCCAACTGGCGGCCGAGCGGATCATTCGCCTCGGCCAGAGCAGGAAGGCGAAGCACCGACCAGCTGGCGTCGGACCGCAGGATCCTGCCGCCAAGATCGTCGGGATGCCACCGCGTCATCACGATCACCACGCGCGCCGCGGGTCGCAACCGGGTGATGAGGTCGCTGCGAAACCAGTTCCAGGTGTTCTCCCGATGCAGCGCACTGTCCGCTTCGGCATGGCTCTTGATCGGATCGTCGATCACCACCAGGTCGGCGCGTCGGCCGATCAGGGGACCGCGCACGCCGACGGCGTAATAACTACCACCTGCGGTTGTCGCCCACCGCCCGGTGGCACGGTCGTTCGGAGCCAGGCCATAATCCAGTACGTCTCCGTGCTCGACCACAAGTCGGCGCACCTGCCGGGCGAAGTGCTCCGCCAGATCAGCGGTATGGCAGGCCGCAATCACGGCACTCTTCGGCCGCCGATGCAGCCACCACGCCGGGAACAGCACGGAGACGTAAGTGGACTTGGCACTGCCTGGTGGCATCAGCACCATCAAGCGATCGATCTCTCCGGCCTCGAGGCGCTCCAGTTCGGCGATCAGCCGCAGGTGGTGCGCCGCTGGAGCGAGCGGCTCCAGGGCGAGCCTCGCCCACCTCACCATATCGAGGGTCGATGCTGCCATCTGCCCGGTCTGGCGTCTCAGGGCCGGACAACGTGCACACGGATCCGCGGCTGCCCGCCTTGCCGATGCACACCGGGGATCATAGCCGATCTTATACGCCAAAACGGGGTGATCGGGCAAGGAATTTTTTCTCCCGCGCGGACAGATCGTCGATGCCGATGCCGACGTCGTGCGCGCAGGCGGGCCGGTCTGCGGGGCACGGGGATCTTGTTCCGACGGGCGCCCGGGGCGCCTGTGCCGGCCGCCCGGCAAAAAAAATCGCGGGAACGACGGTCCTCGCAAGGGCGGGACGGGCTGCCTCGGCGCGGCGGCGCGTGCCGGTTTCGGGGCTCGACTGCCGGCAAGGTTGGCTGCCGCGTCTCTTAAGCCAAGGGTGAAACCCTTTGTCTCTACAGCATAAATATGGAGCGGATAACAGTGGATCGCATCGATGCCAGCAACGGAGAGCGGGCGTGACAGCATCCCTTTCGGGACGGCGAAACGGCAGCGCAAATCCGGGGTTGATCAGTCGGCGTTTTCTTGGCTCAATGCGCCCCGTTTGAAACGCACCATTGCCGCCCGCCCGGTCTCGGGCGTGGGGCACCTTCGTCGCCTCGGCTCGGTAGCGGGTCGTCGCACTGTACTGGGAATATGTTTTATGGTCGATCGTGCAAGAACCGCCCTTTCGGGCGTCGTTGTCTCGATGCTGTTGATGGGGCCGGCGCTCGCTCTGCCTGCCCGGGCTCACGACAGCGCCGGGACTCCGGGGGCTGCTCCGGCGGAGCAGCGCAAAGCGGCATTGACGCGCCAAGCCCGCCACCCAGTGGTGCGCGCGCTTCGGCACCGGCGCCCACACGTGGCCCTACTCGCCGCCGAGCATGCCAAGGCGCTTGCCTCGCATAAGATTATGTTCCTCTCGGAAGGCACAACAGCAGATTGGCATCAGACCGGCCTCGCGTCGTGGTATGGCGGGCCGCACTGGAGTGGCAAGCGCACGAGCAGCGGTTCCATGTATGACGAGGACGCACTGACTGCCGCGCATGCGAGCCTGCCGCTCGGCACGCGCGTGCGCGTCACCCTGGTCGGCAGTGGGCGTCATGTCATCGTCACGATCAACGACCGGCCTGGCACCCGCCGACGCATCATCGATCTGTCGCGGGAAGCGGCGCGCGAACTCGGCATCCTCGATCGCGGCATCGCCATGGTAACGCTTACACCAGCGCCACAGGTGCGGCGCTGACGGTCACCTTGGCGCCTCCCCGGGCTGGGGGCGACGACGCGGTGCGGTGCCGGTGCGGCGGCCCGAAGCGTCGCAATTGCAGAAGCGCTCGGCGCCCCGGTCGCTAAGGGCGGCAACGATGAAGTCGATCCCCTGGGCGTGCCAACGCTGCACGGCTTTGTGATCGGCGCCGAGAAGTGTGCCAAGTCGGCGCCATGGGTAAAGATGGCGATCGGTCACCGGGCTGACCAGCGACCGGGCGCCGACCACGCGCCGCAATACGCAGTGCTCGCGGGGGATCAAGGTGATCCAGGCAAAGGCCTCGTCCATACGGCTGATGTCGGGCGCTGGCGGCACCGCAGGGCGCAGCCGCGTGCTGTCCGCCTCTCCCCTCTCGGCCTCGGTCATGTGCCGCAGCAGCATCGCCGCGTTGGTGCGCAGCCCCGGGCTGTAGCCGCGGGAGGGCAAGGCGAGCAGGGTCCGGCCAGCCTCCTCCAGACGAGCGATCACGGCTGCTGCGTTGTATACTGGATCGCCGCTGTCCGAGCCGCTGCTGCGCGCCCCGGCCGCCGCCGACAGGCCGATTCTGTAATGCATCACTCTTTCTCCCCGCCTGCCGACCAGGGATAGCGAGTACCAGCGAGCCAAGTCCCCTCCGTCAGCACGCTCCAAGCCCGCGGATGCCCGACAGGCAAAGGCTCTCTTTCCGGATCTTCGTTGGCGAGCGAGCCGGCCGGACTCCTTTCGGCACCAATCTGTGCCGCCCTGGCGGCAGCAACTGGCGCGCCCACGCGCAGGGCCTCGGCGATTTCCGCCCACGTCGCTCCCTCCAGGCGGAGCTGCCGCAACCGGAAGTCGCGCGCCGCCGTCCAGAATCTGCCACTTGCCGTCATCGCACTCCCCATCGGCTGACCGGCGCTGTGTTAGCCTGTCTGACTGTCAAATGTCAAGGCCATTCACGTTGACACGTTAGCTGGATTCACCCATACTTCGGGTATGGAACCCTGCAACCTCGCCGACATCGCCGCCCGCATCCGGGCTGCCCGTCTCGCCAGGGGTCTCACGCAGGGGCAGTTGGCGCGCGCCGTGGGCGTCACGCGCAGCGCGGTCGCGCAGTGGGAGACCGCCCGGGCGGGACAACTCGGCGGCAACCTTGCGCGGATCGCCGAGGCACTGGGAACAAGCGCCGGCTATCTTCTGGGTGGCGAGCTGGAAAAGGGGGCCGCTCCCCTGCCTGCGCGTGGCGACGAGATTGCGTTGCTCAATGCCTACCGTGACTGCGCGCCGGACGATCAGGCCCTTCTCCTGCGCATGGCGCTCCGCTTCGCGCGCGCTGGCCGGCACGCTAACCCTCTGCCGCCGGCTACCGATCACAAATCATTTACGTAACACAAGGTAACAACCCCGCCCGTGCCTCCCCGTCGCGGTGCCCGGTTTTGCCTTATGCTGTCCGCGCAATTGCCTACTTTCTGGTCATTTTGTCCCTTTTTCCGCACTTCCATGCCCCGGTATGCGTGATCATGTTTTGCCGGGACCACCCAGACGGGTATCTCTCCATCGCCCTACAACCTTAGCTGGCGGAGGGCCTCTTTCTTGTCATTGCCTTGCCACGCCTTACCCCTTGCCACCGCCTTGGTCAGTGCGCTAATGAGGCCTCAACGAGGGTTCACCCGTTTGAGGGACATGTCGCCATGACGGACGTTACGGTAGTAGGCATATCAGGGGCGACGGTCACTATCCCGTTTACGAGTGCCGACAATTACATGCTGGCCCAGTTCGCCGCCGCGCCGGCGGTCAACCGGCTAGCCGATGCCTCGAAGTTCGTCGCCACGGGGACCGCCGCCGCCACGACCTCGGCGTCCGGTATCATCAGCAACATCTCCGGGGCGAACATCACCGGCACGGCTGCCGGTGCCACCGTGCTGGCCGGCGGCGGCAGCGTGTCCTACACAGCCGTGGGCAACAGCCAAAGTGTGTTCTTCAGCGCTGCGGGCACCGGCAATATGCTCGCCAACGGTTCTTCCAGCGTCGGCACGTCCTACTCCGTCGACGCTGGTGGTTCGCCTTCCCTGCCCGGAACGACGGTCGATGCAAACGTCGGCACCGCGACGGTCAACGCCTACTCCGGCTACCTTAACGTCCTCGCCGGGACCGGCGGCGTCCAAATCAACGACCATGGCGCCGGGATCAACGCGAGCCTGAGCTCCGGCGGCAGCGCCTCCATATACGCCTCCGGCACCTCTGTGCCCACCCCGACTGTTGTCGCGAACGGCGTCAATACCTTCGTCGCTTCCGACGTTGCGCTGTCCGTGCAAGTGCACGCGAACGACGCCGTCAGCGTCTCCGGTATGCTGACCGGCTCCGCCTTCACCGATACCGTCACCGCTGCTGGTAACGCCAGCGTCTCGGTCCTCCGGGTATCGGGTCTCATCAACCAGTCCGCCGCAGGCAACATCGCCGTCAACAGCGCATGGGCTGGGCACACCACCGTCAATGCCATCGCCGGGGCCACGGAAACGATTTCCTACAGTGGCGCGGAGGGCATGGTTCTCAACGCCGGCGCCGATGACAACCTTAACGTCAACAGCAATAGTTTCGTGGCCGTCAGCGGAACTGGCGCCAACGTCACGCTCGCTGGTAATGGCTCCTACCTGTGGACGGGCAGCGGTACCGTCACCAACAATTCGACGGT